CGGTAGCAACAAGGTCATTCACAATAGTTGTATGTGCTGTACTTGTAGCATCGGGTGCAATTAAGAAATCAATCTCTACTATATCTTTATCTTCAAATAAGTCATATCCAGAAGCAACTTCTGTTGCAGTAAGTGTTGCTGAATTTACTCCAGAAGTAAACTCAATATCAGTTGTTTTAGTTCCACCAAAATCTCTAGAAGCAACTACAGGTTGACCGAAGTTAGCATGAGAAGAGTCGATAGCATTAACAAAGAATACATATTCTGAGTTCGCATTAACAACGTCTTTGATGAAAATTGAAGAACCGTCTGCTGATTTTGCATCTGATGCTTGTGATTGATAAGGATATGTTTCTAATACTGTGCCAGCGGTACCTGTAAATTTACCGTCGGCATCAATAACTGCTAAATGTATTTCATCTTCAACACCGCTTCTATTGGAAGCATATGTTGAAGTTTGAGGGAAACCATCAAAAGATGATTTATAAGCCCACCCATTAAAGAGTGCGCCGGAAGAATCTGCACCAGGACATATAGATACTTTTAAACTATTTCCTAGTTCACCTGGATATCTTGCTATAAAACTATACCCTTGTGTTTCTAATGCTGTTTTAGCACCGTCAAATGCTAATTTATTGTTTATCGGTAAGCTTGTTGCACTAGCATCTGAGTCTGCTGGTGTTTGGAATAAGCTTCCGAATGCTGTTGCTACAGCAGATGTTGCTTGTCTTGCAACTTGTAAATTGGATGTATACCTTAAAAAGTATGCAGCCGTATGAAAATCTATTGTGTTGTAAGAGTCGGGATTAGCAAATGTATTAACAAGTTCAGCTTCATTCGAAACTTGTCTACGTTCACCAATTGGCCCCCAACGGAAATTACCTACAAATGCCCCAGTTGTACTTTGTACATTTGGTACACCACTTGTAAGGTCAATTTCTCTGACTACAACCGCAGGAGATTCTGAAGGAGTCGAAAGTGCCATGGTTATTTTCCTTTGATTCGTTTACTAATTATATGTTATCATAATGCGGTTATATTCAATCTAGTGCTATTATTTATAACTTTCCAAATTCTAACTGATTCACTCTCATTTATTGTATTTTCAGGTTTAAAATTACATTTCTTACAGGTCGTTGAGAAACTTCTATTTCCTTTTAACAAATTCTTACGAATAATATCTAACTTTTCTGATGACCATATGGAAGAAAACGATTCGTTATATACGTTACCATAGGTTTCTTTTCTATTCCAATCTTCACAACATACATAAACTTCACCATTCCAATCCATTATAGATTTCATAAATGGTTGATAACAAGGCAAATTTACAGACTCCTCAAATAAATATCCTGCTCTATTACTAATAACAGTGGGTCCAGTTGATATTCTTTTATATGTTTTTAAGTCTTTAAGTATCTCATTCATTCTCTTAATATCTTCTTCACCATCATAACAATCTATCTTAATAGATATTAACCCCCAACTATCAATCTCTTCGGGTGTTACTTTACCATTTAATATTCTATCACCATTAGTGATTAATCGTGTAGATATATTTTTAGATGTAAAAGATTTTATAATATTACCAATGTCTTTATGTAATAGAGGTTCGCCATAACCAGATACACTTATCACACCATCCCATTTTAAATAATTCAATTCACTTGCTAACATTTCAGCCAAGTGTACTTTCATAAACTTATTAGTATTTGGAAAATCTTTTGAATGTGGGCAAAATTCACATACCCTATTACATAAATCTGTTGGACTTATAACAATAGATACTAATCCATCCAGTCCAGGTATTTTAGAAGGCGTAAAAAGCCCTAGTTCGATTCCCAAAACTTTTCATCCTCTTTATAATCATATACAGTATACCAATCATCATTATCTCTTTTAAATGATTCTATATATTCTTCACCATCATCAATAAACCCAAACGGTACTACATCTTCTTCTATTTCTTTCATTCTCTCATCAAACAATAGTTCTTTTAAATTGATATCTGATATATCTGAGAATGCTGAGGTGTATATGAAATATCCAAATAATACTAAATTCATTGCTAAGTCATCATGGTTTCCTGAAGAAGCTTCATATGATTGACTCTTAGCAACAAATGTTGATAACTCCATCACAGTATTTTCATCTTGTATTTCTAGTTTACCATTTTCCATTAAATCTTTTAATGAACTACAACCAATCTTCTTGGACTTCCTAGTTATTTCTATTCCAATTTTATTTGATTTAACAGATGACTCTAGATACATATTCTCATATTCAAAATCATGATACAATCCATTACATACTACACCGCCTTGGTCATTCGCTTCAATAACAACATAAGCTTCATTATACACTTTCGCAATCTTATATATAATATTAGGGTAGAGTATTGGAGAAATAGTGTTATTGCGATAAACAGCCACTTGCCTGAAAGGGTTAACGGATATATCGATTACTGTAAAAGTAGAATAATCCTGACCTCTACCTTTCGAAACATCAACGGTCATCACATAACCATGACCTTTAATTGTTTCTTCATATATTAATAAAGAACCACCCTCTAATATTCTTATAGGGTTTTTCGCTTGTAATGACATAAGAGTTTCAGCATTAATTAATGTATCGCCTGTTCCGAAGAAGGTGTTTCCAAACTCTTGGTCAAATTGTAGTTGTGATGTGTTTGCTATTGTTTGAAGTTTCCAATCCTCATCTCTACCGGGTACATCGTTCCAATCAACTCTAAAGGGTTTAAATTCATTTATTCCTTGTACTGCTCCTTGCCATATATTATAGAATACATTACCAACACCATTTGCTGTAGATGTAACAATAATTTTCGTATTCGTACCAGCAACTACAACAGGATAAGTTGAAGTATAAAATTCTGCAGCCTTTTCAACAAAAGCAAACTCATCTAGATAAAGTAAATTTACAGATAAACCACGAATAGAACTACCCGATGTAGCTGTTGCGATAATACGTGAGTTATTTGAAAATTCAATTGAACCTTTATTTAATGCTTTACAACCTGGTTGAAGAAAGAATGGAAGGTTCTCTAACATAAGAGTAATCCTAGATAACATTTCTCTAGCAGTAGCACCTTTATTAGCTAATACGGCAATAGTTTTTTCTGAATTAAACAAAGCAAACCAAAGGAGATATGCACAAGCAGATATAGATTTACCTGATTGCCTACAGGCTAATACTATATTAAACCTTTCGTTTTCAAAACTTTTATACATCTCTTTTTGATATGGGTATAAGTCAAAGGGAATAAGACCTTTATCTAAGGAAATAATCTTTACATATTTTTGGGTAAAATAAGATGGGTCTTTCATACATCTTTGATATTCAGTTATCTCATCTGCGGCCCAGTCTTGTATAATACCGTCACGTTTTACAAGAGGGTTACCTAAATAATAATCATTCTGCATTGTTAGTAACGTCAATCATTTTATCATCATTATCTTTTAATAGTTTTTGTAAGTCGTTAGTTGTACCTACAAAAAGGTTATTAGTTGTATTGTTACCTATTTGTTTTTCTTCTTTTGTATCTATATCTTTTCTTTTCTTATTCAAATCCATTAACTTATCATTAACATCTGCCATATTTTTAATAAGATTAGATAAGACTTCATAAGCACGTGGATGTTCAGATGACCTAGCAACTTCCATCATATCATTTAGGGTTTCTTTACCCTTTTCTAGAAGTTCATAATATGTTGCTCTGGAATATTCAAAATCATCATTTAGGTTTTTATTATCACTCATCAGGAACTATCGCCTATTAATTCTATTGTTGTTGTAAATCCAAAGTCACTGTCTGGTAATCCTAAAACGGCACTATCAGTTGGTGTAACAGTAATCCTAGAAGTTTGTATATCTGAATCTGCAAGACCAATTTTCAAAGAATGTAAATCTACAATTGATTTTCTAATAATCTCACTATTAGTAACAGGTCCATGGAAGTTTATTTTCATTTGGAAATCTAATGTATAAATTATAGACCTTCTTGCACCAACTTCGCCTTCAAAGTCATCAGCAAAAGATACACTCTGTATTATAATAGGAATATCTTCTTTAAATGCAGGATATGCTGTAGCAAAAGGTTTTATTGTTAATACATATTGCGGATTAAAAAATGGTAATATCTGTTCAACTATTTGTAGAGCATCATCTTGTGTTTTAGCATATACATTTAATTGGAAATTAATATTGTATGGAGTAGGTGCGTTAAACTTTTGTCTATTATCTTTAGTTGACCCCTTTGAGTTAAAAGAAGTTATCTTTGTTAGTTGTCTAGATAAATCATAATCAAATCCTGTAATCTCAAAAGACATTCTTGGTAGTTTAATTGCTACTTGTGTATTATCTAAATCAGGGTTCTCTCTAATCCTAGTTAGATATCCCCTCTTAGCGGCATATGCTAATGGAACTTTAATTTGACTTATTACAGCACCACTAGAGTTCTTTCTTATAACATGTATGTTATTAAACACTCGCCCAAATATAGCAACTGCTTTCTTTATTTTTTCATGATAGAAATGTGTTCCAAACATCTATTGGTTCTCCGCATCGCCAAATGGGTTATCTTCAGTAAAGTCTAAGAAATCTGCTGAACCTAAACTGAAATCAGTATTTTGTTCATCGGCTGATATCTTATTATCTAATCCAACAGCTGTAACTGTATAATCAGAATCGACTCTATAAGTTCCACTAATTGTAATTGCTGTACTAGTTAAGAATGTATGATATAGTCCATCAGTAGCACCAACATGTACAAGATGTAATTTATTATCTGAATCAGACCATTTAGTTATTTCACCTGTAATAAATGTTCCTGCATCACTATCTAGTGTTTGTGTAGCAGTTTGTCCAGCTTCTATAATACCATTTCTATTTAAAGTAAGTATATATGTATAGGCATAATCAGTTTCAATTTTATCAATGGCTGCAACACCAGTATCTAAATCTTCATCATTGTATTCGAATAATTGCGCTCTTAATTTGTAAATAGGTAAATTAGATAATTGATAAAATGGTTCTTCGTGTTCTACATGTGTAATTTCAAACATCTTATTTGTCATCGGAAGATAAATTAAGTCGCCTTCTAAAGGTCTCTTTGATGTAACTTCGCTATCATGTCTTAATATTGTTTGTGCCCATCTTCTTCTAGAAACAATAAAAGTAGCTTCATCTCTTATCTCAACACCAAACTTACTAAACAAATCTCCTTCTCCATCAAACCCTTCGGTATTTTGTATATACATTTCTACTATGTGAGAGGAATTAAAACGTGAAGGCACATCATCACCGAAAATTTTATCTTCGTTAACAATATCTCTTGGAAGGTAATAGCAATCTTGTCCATAAATTTTTAAAGACTCTATTACAATATCTTCATATAAGTTCTGTTCTGACTTTACTTTGTCAGAGAAATATGCATTACGTGCCATATACTAATGTTATCCTACAAAAAAGTCTATTGGGGATTCATGTTCTAGTCTTAGTTTTTCCCTTAATCTTTCTAAATCTGCGGTTGCATCATCGTAAATTTGTCGTCCATTTAAAGTAACACCACCTGGTAATTGCATTCCCTCAAACTTAATTAGATTTTGACCCCATTGTTGTTTTATTAATGCGGTAGAATATTCTTTTAACCACATATCATTATAGATAGCAGAAAATGATGCAGGGTCAACAAGTTTTTGAACTTCATAAACCAAATAATCTCCAGCTTTAATATCTTCACTAGCAAATTCACCGAATATATAAAGTCTATTTTGTTTCCTTGAGAATTCTACTTGAGGTGTCCCATTTAGTTTCATATCTAATAAAGAAAGATATTGTTGCATTTGTTCGTAATAAGCAAGGTCACCAAGACTATTAGCCATAACAGACATGTCGTTTAACATCATTTGATATTTAACATCAAAGAAATTTTGACTTGAACCAAACGTTGTATTAGTTGCGAACATTCTTGTTACAAATAATACATCAGATGCTACAGTAACATATTTATTAGTAACATCAGTTGCTGTTACCAGATGACTAACATATGCCCTATAAGCGGCTTCAGAATTGTATTCTTGATACAATTGTAATGCTTCATCAATTCTATCTTCTAATTGGTCTTCATCTACGTTTACTTCGACCACAGGTTCACCTAGACGCCTTTTACAATAATCTATTAATGTATCTCTTGATGTCGGGTTAGCCATTAAATTCTCCGTTTATATCTTTATACTATTTATACTAATTATATCAAGTAACTGTTACACCTAAATAATATGTGTTTATGGTTACAGCTGAACCAGATGGATAATTTTGTTCTCTATAATCATTAGTATTTACCTGCAGTTGGGTCTTTGTAAATGCATTTAATTGTGTATTAACAATAGCTGTTCCTCTTTGCGTTCCAGTAGTATCAGAATCATTATAAAAAGCATAACTTATCTTAGCACCAGTAATATTCTTAGATGCGTATCTTACCATATTTGCTAATACACCATTAAATGCGGCACTGTCGGGTGTAGATAAAGTCCCATCAGTGCTATCAACATGTAAAGGTATATTAAAAGCAGCCGAAGCGGCGGGTGTTACTTTATGTAGATAATAATTTGTTATAGTAGTCGGTTGGTCTTGAGTTTCAGTCATTCCAGCGGCCGTATATGCTGATGCATCAGCCCTTGTGTCAAAGAAAATTGGATTTGTATTTACAAGTTGGCTTCCACTAAATGTGGTTGCTGTTTGTAAATGATATGCACCACCA